TGAGTTTGGAAGAAAGAAATGACATATATAAAAAAAAATGGGAATTAGGTTCATCAGAATTAAGTCACGATAGATTTGATGCACTTAACATCCCAACCAAACTAATCACACTAACATACAACAACGAAACAATAGAAAGTTATGAGTAAAAGAGTTAAAATAGAAAATAATTGGAAAGCTGAACCTCTTGATCTATCTAGTTGGTATGAAAGTCAAAAAAAACAAGAATTAGAAGAACAAGAACGAAAACGAACAGAAGAAGCATTAGAACAAGAACGAATTGATAAAATAAATTGTCCTCTTTGCAAATCAACTGATAAGATACAAAGAATAAAAAGAAAAAGTAATGGAATAATGGGTCCAGGACATTCAAGTTGGATTACAGATGATTACTTGGTTTGTAGAAGATGTGGAATACATTATGACGATGTGACAAAATTAAAATAATAATGGGTGATAAAAAAATAATAACAGGAATTACGGTCTCTAAACAAAAAGTCAAAGCCGAAATGATTTTAGAAAATGTTGTTATACCAAGAGCCGAACTTTTTGAAATTAGAAAAACAAAAATAGATATGAATAAAGAAACAAAATTTAAGGTGGGAGACAAGGCTCACAAAACAAAGGGATACAAATTTCCTTGCACCATTGTAGGTGTATTTGAAACAATTAAAGGAGAAATCAGAGTTGTTGGTGAAATGGATGATTATGGATTACTACACATCTTCAACGAGGATCAGTTGGAACATTACGGTAAAGACGAACCAGACTTATTGAATGAGGCTTATATGGATTATTACTGGATAATGGGGGATAAAATTAAAATAACACAAAATGAGTTCATCAACAAATGTAAAACAGATCCAGAGTTCTCTGAAAAGTGGGGATTAGAAATTGAAGAACGAGAGTTGAGTTTGGAAGAGAGAAAATCAATTTACGAAAAAGAATATACTGATGGTATGGAAGTCCCAAATAACAATTGGTTAAATTCAAAATTAACAACAAGAAACATCCCAACCAAACTAATCACAATCACATACATTGATAAAAAAATAAAAAGTTATGAGTAAATTAGATAATGTTTTTAAAAAAAAAGATAGGAACCGAATAAAAAAGTAAGATAGTAGATATTTATAATAAAAAGAATATTATGATTATCTATAAAACTACAAACAAATTAAACGGTAAAATATATATCGGACAAGACAAAAATAATAATCCATCTTACTTCGGAAGTGGTAAAAAAATACAAAGATCCATAAAAAAATATGGTAAAGAAAATTTTGTAAAAGAAATTATAGAGGAGTGTATTGATGAAAATCATATGAATGAAAGAGAAGTTTATTGGATATCAAAATATAATAGTCAAGATAGAAAAATTGGTTATAATATAAGTGATGGTGGTAAAGAGGGTGATAGACAAATAGGTCAAGACATCGCTAAAAACGGAATTTACAATTATTGGGTTGAAAAATATGGTCAGGAGGAAGCGGATATCAGAAAAAAACAACAAATTCAAAAAATTGTAAAACATAATAAAGAAAATGGTACGGAACTAACAAAAAAAGGTCGTTATGGTATATGGTTAGAAAAATACGGTAAAGAAGAGGCTGATAGAAGACACCTTCAATGGAGATTAAAAATATCACAACACCAGCAATATAAATTAGATAATGGGTGGAAACACACTGACGAAGCCAGAGAAAAAATATCAAATGCGGGTAAAGGGAGAAAATTATCTGAGGAAACAAAAAATAAAATGAGAAAACCGAAACCAAAAGGATTCTCAGAAAAAATATCAAAATTAAAGAAAGGTGTACCAACAGGACCATCAAAAAAAAGATTAAAGGTTCAGCAATTTGATTTAAATGGTAATTTTATTTATACTTGGGATAGTATAACAGAAGCTGAGAAACAACTAAAAATATTTAACATAACTGCGGTTTGTAAAGGAAAACAAGAAACCGCAGGTGGTTATAAATGGATATATAAAAATAACGAAAATGAATAAATTAGATTTAGATTATCAAAATTTACTCCAAGACATTTTGGATAATGGGGTAAAAAAAGAAACAAGAAACGGAGGAACCATCAGTGTTTTCGGTCGTCAGATCAGACACGATATGAAAATTGGATTTCCACTTCTTACAACAAAGAAGATGGCTTGGAAAACTATGGTAACCGAATTGTTATGGTTTTTAAGGGGTGATACAAACATCAAATATCTTGTGGATAATGATTGTAACATATGGACGGGCGACGCTTATAAGAACTATTTGAATGTGGTAATGTATGAAAAACCTAATTATCTTCACGAAAAATATGGACATTTAAGTTTAAGCGTGAAAAGAGAAGGTGATAATTATATTCCTTACACCCAAGAAGAATTTATCAACAAAATCAAAACAGATGATAAGTTTGCTAAGATGTGGGCAGATTTGGGTCCTGTGTATGGTAAGCAATGGAGAAAGTGGGAACAAAATAGTGTTTCACCTTGGGGTGGGTTAGCAATTAATCATATAGACCAAATTGAAAACCTAATCAACGACCTTAAAACAAACCCAGACTCAAGACGATTAATGGTTTCAGCTTGGAATGTTGGTGAATTAGACCAAATGACACTTCCACCTTGTCATTATGGATTTCAAGTTTATACAAGAGAGTTGAGTTTTGATGAAAGGCATTGGTTATATTGTAAGTCATTTGAAGGAACAGATGATAATCATAAAGGTTCATCTAATAATGAACAAATGACACACTATCATAATAGTAGGAATATACCAACCAGAGCAATCTCTTTAATGTGGAATCAACGTTCAGTGGATACATTCTTAGGTTTACCATTCAACATTGCTTCTTACGGTTTACTACTTGAAATTATTGCAAAAGAAGTTAATATGGTTCCAGATGAATTAATTGGTAATTTGGGTGACACACATTTGTACTTAAATCATATTGAACAAGCTAAAGAACAGATTGGTAGAGAATTGACAATTGAAGAAAGGGGTAGTTTATACAGAAAACAACAAAATCTATCCGATGATGTTGAATTAGTCGGTTCTGATAGAGATGCTCATAGAGTATTTGACGATTACGGAATTACTAAACGAACAAGAGAACCACATCCATTACCTAAATTAGGGAAAATACCTGATTACTTATGTAGGAAGGATAATTGGGAGTGTTACAAGCCATCCGATTTTACACTTGAAAACTACCAATCACACCCAACAATTAAAGCCCCTTTATCTAATTAATATGAGCATACACAAATTAAACGCAATTAAAAACACATTTCCGGATCTTGATTTGGAAATACAAAAGGAAGTTGAACCACAAACACAGTTGGAAGAACTAAACGATTATTTGAGAATGTTGGCCGATATGGATAAAGTCGGAATTAGAAGAAAGATTGTATTGTTGGAAGGATATATTAATGTAGTTAAAAATAGAAAATAGTATTTACACTGATCTTCATAGGGGTAAACCCCCAATTTAATAAAATCATTTGTAAAAACCAAAAATCCTCATTATATTTGTTCTATAATTAAAAACAATTTAAAAAATAGAAAGATGTTAAATACAAAATATGTTATAGTAAATGGTTCTGCAATCGTATTTTCCGAAGCAATTACCCATAGTGATATGGTAGGTTATGGTCAGAAGGCTGAAGGCGCAGGTTTTGTTAGATTTGAAGTTGCGAAAGACCCTGAGTATGGAGATACTATAGTTGTTGCAAAATGTTATGGAAGATCAATCTCATTAAATGTTGATTCTCGTGAAGAAGACTCAATGATTGTAACACGTCAAATTTGTGGAAATTATTAACAATTAAAATTAGAATAAAATGAGAAAAAACACAGACTGGAAGGAATTTATTCCACAAGAAACTAAAGATGAATGTACTGATTCATTAAAGCTAAGCCTTAAGGATGTAGAAGAAATACTTGAAAGGTGTAAAGAAATTATTAACAATTAAAATCAGAATAAGATGGTAACGGCAATGCAAGATTTAAAAAACGATTTAATACTTACTAAATCACGTACTAAAGATTCTTTATCAGAAATTGAAAATCAAGAAATAAAAGATGCGTGTATAAAGGTTGTTGAAATGACTTTAAACAGTATTATTAAAAGAATTGATGATGAACTTTTAAAAATGGAGAAGGATCAGATTATGAGTGTTTATGCCGATGGTAGAATATCTGTAATAAGTAATAAAATAATTGGTTACGAAGAGTATTACAACGAAACCTTTAGATCAGAATAAAAAATAGTATTTACACTGATCTTCATAGGGGTTTACCCCCATTTTAACTAAAAATACTTTTCAAATCAAAATAGATTGTTTAAGTTTGTATAAGAAATTAAAAAATAAAAAATTATGATTAAAGAACAACAAGATTTATTGGATAAGGTATATGAGAATTATTCAAAGGAATACGAGAAGGGTAATTCATTAGGATTGTGTCTATTGGTCCAAAAACCAGACAGGGAAATGTTCATCAACAAATGTAAAACAGATCCTGAGTTCTCTGAAAAGTGGGGATTAAAGATTGAGGAACGAGAGTTGAGACCAAGACAAAGAACTGAAGTGGCTCAAAGAATGGGAATAATACTATCGGAAGGAATTAAATCATCTAAAGAGTGGGATAAGGAATGTGATGAAAATAATGTACCAACCAAACTAATCACACTAACATATAACAACGAAACAATAGAAAGTTATGAATAAAGAACAGATTATTAATGAGGCGTATGAGAATTATTACGAATATATGAGAGATGATAGACAATGGGAATTGGATAAAGAAGAATTCATCAACAAAATCAAAACCGATTCAGAGTTCTCTGAAAAGTGGGGACTAAAGATTGAAGAAAGAGAGTTGAGTTTGGAAGAAAGACAAGAATTACAAACAAAAATGTTCAATGGTCTCCATTATTTCCCATATTCTTTAAATGGTGAAGAAGGTTTACATAAAGAATACGATAAACAAAATGTTCCCCGTAGAACAATCACAGTTAAATACAACGATACGACAATTGAAAGTTATGAGTGAAAATTAGTCAGGTGGCGGAATGGTAGACGCTCTGGGGACGGGACACCAGTTAGTAACCCGATTACAGGTTCAAGTCCTGTCCTGACTACAAATAATAAAGAATATGAGAGAAATATTTGATGCAGAAATTTTAGATAGATCAATGTGGAATATTTACCAAACTATGAAAGATGACAACTTTCAATTTGATGGATACTCAATTGAAGATAAAAGTATGATGATAAACTCTATACTACCATATTTTGAAAAGATTGAAGAATATGAGATTTGCCAAGAATTAAAAAACCAAATAAAATAAAAAAATAAAAAATTATGATTAAAAGAATTTATAAAACTTGGGAAGACATATACCCACTAACTTTAATTAGCATGAGATATGGTGGAAAATACGTAGCATTTAATGCTGAAGAAGATTCAGGATTTGTTCAAGACGTAAATAGAGAAGAAGTAAGTTACGAACTTGGAGCTTGGTTGGAAAGAAATGTTGACCCCTGTCCTTACGGTGTAGGTGATACCATTATGGATGCGATGAACAATTTATTAGAATCAATGAACAAAAAATAGAAAATGACACACCAAATTAAAACATCAACCAATAAAATTCTTGTGGAACTAAAATTTATTGATCACGGAACGGAATTTTATACTTCAAACGAACTGTCAACACTCAGACAAAAAATAACTGAGGCAAACAAAGAACACGGTTTACAGTTTGAAAATGATTTCTCATCTTTAGAAGGAATCAAAAAAGAATTGATTGAAGAAACATTTAAAGATGTGAGTGAGAATTGGGGTTTAAAATATGAAATAAACAACTAAAATAAAATAAGATGAATAAAATAGAAAGAGCAATTTATGATGTGAAACTTTTCATTAAAGAAAAAGAACGACAACTTTTAATTTGCCAAACAGAAATTAAATCCCTAAGAGACCAACTAAACACATTAGAGGATATTCAAGAGGATAAGTCAATACCATACGAAACATTTAAATCAGAATAAGTAATGACAGGAAAATACTTAATAACAACAGAAAAATACTTCACAGCACCTGATGGACTATCCTATCAAGCGGTGTGGGGTGACGTGAAATTAGTTGAAGATTCCATTCTTGGAGTTAAAACAAATAGAAATAGTGCCAATTGGTATGCTGTTGTTGGTGGAAATGGGAGAGAAATTATAATTGCCGGATGTCAGATCTTCTACGCAGTTAAATGTGAAGAAAAACCAAACACCGGTAGAGTTATGGAATGGCATAGTGCAGATGATGGAAAGGTC